ATCCGCGTCTTGCCACGCGCATCAACGGATCGGCCTGATCCTCATCTTGCCAACAGCGACGGCCTACGGGCCGTCGCTTTTTATTGAGGGCGCGCCATGTCCAAAACGGCAGACGAATTGATCTATGAGGCGGCCGGGATACTGGGCCGCGCCGTTGTCGGCGAGGCATTGGGCGACATCGAATACCAGACGATCAGCGCGCAGGTTGACAACGCCTTAGCGACCGTCAGCGAGATTGTCTACCTTGACCGCGACGACATCCCGGACCGGCTATTCAGCGCCGTCGCTGATATTGTAGCGGCGTTTTCATCGGCAAAATTCAGCCAGTCGAAGGTTGATCCAGCGTCGATAGAGGTGCTGGAAGATCGGCTGCGCTATCTTGTCGCCCCGAGCCGCACGCGCAACACACTGCGGATTGATCCGGCGTTCGGGCCATACCGGCGCAATTACTACGGCGGTCGCTGATGACGGCGATCCCGTTTCCGATCATTTCCGCTCCCGGCCGCCATCCGCAGGAATCCGGTGGACGGCTGATTAACTGCTACCCGGATCAGCTCGCGAAAACGGCCGGCCAGAAGCTTGCATACTGGCGTGTACCGGGATTGAAGGCATTTGCCGAAAGCACTGGTACGGTATTTCGTGGCGCGCTTGAAGTCGGCAGCCTTGTCTATGCGGTGTTTGGGACGAAGTGCTGGACGTTTTCGTCAAGCGGCACCGCGACGGAATTGACCGGCACCGTGCCGGGGACGGTTCCCGTCTTTATGGCGCGGGATAATGCGGCGACGCCACATATCGTGATCGTGTCGCCCGGTGATGGCGCGGTTTCTGTTTCGGCCGGCGCAGTCGTGAGCTATCCCGACATTGATGTTGGACAGCCGAACGCCGTCACCAACCTGAAAAGCTTTTTCATCTTCACCTATGGCGACGCCAAGGTCATCAGTTCCGATTCCAATTCGCTGAACATCAATGCGCTGAATAACGCATCCGCTGAGAGCAAGCCGGATACGCTTTATTGCCCGGTTCCGCTCGGCAACGGTCAATTGCTTCTCTGCGGCTCGGCGTCGTGCGAGGTGTGGGGCGGCGTCAACGATACCGGGTTTATCTTTTCCTATATCGCCACGATCAACCGGGGCATCGTCGGGCCTTACGCCATAGCCGGCGCGGAGGATGGCTTCGGCAAGGGATTGTTCGCGGTCACGGACGATTTTACGGTATCGCGGCTAGACGGTTACCAGTGGGTGACGATATCGTCGCCTGATGTTGACGACGCTATTGCCGCCGAAACAAACAAGTCATCGATCGTTGTTTCGGTCTATGTCTCACGCGGCCGTGGCTTTGTAACGGTTTCCGGATCGGGATGGTGCTGGGAGTTCGATACAAAGCTACAGACATGGCACGAACGGCAAAGCTATCTACGCAGCGACTGGCGCGGGCTTTATCCGTTCAAGGCGTTCGACAAGTGGCTTTGCGGCGACAAGCTGTCTGGCCGCATTCTTGAGATTGACGGCCCGACGCAGGACGAAACCGGAAACCCGCTGCGGATACGTATTGAAACCGGCCCGTTTGGCGCTTTTCCAAGCCCGATCAGGATCAACGGGATTGAGCTTTATCTGACGAAGGGCGTCGGCATCGCGCCGGGAGACGATCCGACACAGACAAACCCGGACATCGAAGTCGCCATCTCGAAAGACGGCGGGAATACGTGGTCGCCATCACGATCGATCAATGTCGGTAGGCAGGCGCTATCTGCCGGCAGGGTCCGCGCCGCGCCGTGGGGAACATGCGACGATCCGCAGGGCGTCCGCTGGCGGTTTGACGAATCCAGCAACGTCAATTTCGGCTTTATGGGGGCCGATATGCAGGCGGACAAGCTGCGGTGACCGTCGCGCCATCAATTCCCGTCATGCCGGGGCAGAATGTCGTCATCGACGTCGGGCAGTCGCAGGTTAACCCGGCGTGGTATGGCTATTTTCTGGGGCTGAACAAGCTCTATGAATACGTCAAGACATTGCAGCCGTTGTCCGACTTGCCGGCTCATGACGCCACAAAGTCTGATCTGCTGCGAGCGATCAATAACCAGACAGGGACGACTTACACATTCGCATTGACCGATAGCGGCTCTTATTGCCGGTTTTCCAATTCAAGCGCGGTCACGGTAACGGTGCCAGCAAATGCTTCCGTCGCCATTCCCATCGGCGCGCAGATTGATGTTGCGCAATATGGAACTGGAAAGGTGACATTTGCGGCGGCCAGTGGCGTGACGATCAACTCAGCCAATGGCAATAAGTCGCTGGCATCGCGATACGCCGGCGCGACCTTTATCAAGGTCGCCACAAACGAGTGGGACTTGATCGGCAGTTTGATCCCATGAGCAGGTTCGGCCTTGGTCTTGTATCTGGCGCATCCGGCGGGAACGACATTTTCACGAAGGCTCTTCTGCATTTTGACGGCGTGAACATGGGAACATCATTCCAGGATTCAGCGCTCGGTAATTCAAATTCGTGGGTGACATCCGGAACGCTTTACACAGCGGACTCATCAAGCGGAATCAGCCCTAAATTCGGACCGACATATATGTTGTCCGGTTCATCCTCATATCTGTATTGCAGCGCTAATTCTGATTTCAATCTATCAAACCATGACTTCACGATAGATTTTTGGTGGGCTTTTTCAATATCAACCGGAACGCACTACATCACAGGCCAGGTTGATTCAGGCCAGACATTTGCCGGAAGTTCTTTCTTCATCCAACGAAATAGCAGCAACAAAATACAGTTCACGGTTTCAGACGGTTCATCAGGAACAACCGTCACCGGAACGACGAACGTAAATACGGCTGGCACATGGTATCACATAGCGGCGACTAGAAACGGGAACATCCTCCGCTTGTTTATCAACGGATCTCAGGAGGGTGGTGACGTCTCATTTACAGGGACTATTCCGAACAGCTCCGCACGTATTGGTATTTCCTCCTTTGGTAGCTACGTCGCCAGCAACCCGTCGTCAGAAGAATTCGACGAGTATCGCATGTCTGTCGGGATCGCCCGATGGACGGCGAATTTTGCACCGCCGACAAACGCGTATTTCTAAACATCAGGACAAACAGCGATGGCATCATTCCTATCGACGCTCTTTGGCGGCGGCGCGGAAAAGGAAGCGGCTGACAAGAACCGCGCGCTCTATTCCGACTACCTCAGCAAGGGCACCGGCTATCTCGATACGGCATATGGCAACAGCCATGGTTATCTTAATAACGCACTTGGCGCATATACGCCGCTGTCAAATCTGGCCGGACAATATCGGCAGGGCACCGACCTTTATCTCAATGCGCTTGGCGTGAATGGCGCGGAGGGGACGCAGGCTGCGCGGGACGCATTCACATCATCGCCGGGTTATCAGTTCTCATTGGATCAGGGCCTTGACGCGATTAACCGACGCCGCGCGGTTGGCGGTATGAGCAATTCCGGCAACGCCGATATTGACGCGCTCAAATTCGGTCAGGGTCTCGCCAGCCAAGATTACGGCAATTGGCTGTCAAGCCTCGCCGGCGTCAATCAAAATGCGCTGGCGGCCACGTCCGGCACGGCGCAGGGGCAGGCCGGCGCTTACGGCGCATTGTCCGATCTATCCCAGGCGGACGCATCCAACAGGATCGGCTTGCAGGGCAATTACACATCCGGCAACGCCAGTGCGAATAACATGCAGGCCGCTGGCGAGGCCGCTGGCGCGAAGAACCTGCTAGGCGGGGCGCTGTCGCTCGCGCAGCTTGGATTGACTGCCGGCGGCGTCGGCGGGTTTGGCTCCGGCTTCAAGAAGGCGTTCTAGCCATGGCGATTGCACCGCTCAATATTCCAGGTTACGCGCAGCCGCAGTCAATCGACTGGACGCCGCTTAATCAGCTGGGCAAGGAAATCCAGGTCCAGCGCAAGCAGGCGGCGCTCAGCGATATCATGTCGCAAGCCGATTTCAATAACCCGCAATCGTTGCAGGCGCTCGCCACGCAGGCATATGGCATCGATCCGTCAACCGGTATGACGCTGGCGAATATGGCGTCGCGCGTATCCGATACACAGTACCAGCGCGGGCGTGACGAAAAGAGCGATGCGTGGCGGCAGCAGGAATCGGAACGGGCGCAGCGCAATGCGGATCGTTCATATGGCTTGCAGGCAAGGTCTGCGGCTAGGGCCAACGAAGGTCCAGTCGAGAAGGCCGCGCAGCGCGCACGTGCCGCCGAAATGTTTGGCCTTGTACCGGGCACGCCAGAACACAAAACCTACGTTTTGACGGGGGCTCTCCCGGATATGTCAAAGCTCC